TGTTTGTTCTTGATTCTCTTGGTATGCTTTCTACAGAGAAAGAAATAAATGATGTATTAAATGATAAACAAGTTCGTGACATGACCAAATCACAACTTGTCAAAGGTGCATTTCGTATGCTCACTCTTAAATTAGGTCAAGCAAATATTCCACTTATAGTTACAAATCATACTTATGATGTCATCGGAGCTTATGTACCAACTAAAGAAATGGGAGGAGGTAGTGGACTCAAATATGCAGCGTCTACAATCATTTATCTCAGCAAGAAAAAAGAAAAGGATGGCAAGGAAGTCATCGGAAATATTATCAAAGCAAAGACTCATAAATCACGTTTAAGTAAAGAGAACAAAGAAGTATTGATTCGTTTATATTATGATGAACGAGGTCTTGATAAGTATTATGGTCTACTTGAACTTGGAGAACTTGGTGGTCTCTGGAAGAATGTGGCTGGTAGATATGAAATGAATGGAAAGAAAGTGTATGGTAAAGAAATATATAAGAATCCTGACAAGTATTTTACTGATGATATAATGAAGAAGTTAAACGATATTGCCATTGAAGAATATAGTTATGGAGCGAATTGAAACTACAGTTCTAAAAAACTTAATATTTAATGAGGATTATTCAAGAAAGGTATTACCATTTCTTAAGAATGAATATTTCGAAAGTTATCATGAAAAAGTAGTGTTTGAGGAAACTGCTAAGTTTATTATTGAATATGGTAATCTTCCATCTAAAGAAGCAATCATTATTGAAGCAGAAAAAAGAACTGATATTAGTGATGAAGGATTTAAAGATATAAGTACATTAGTAACAGAATTAAACGAAGAGAAAAGTGACCTTCAGTGGTTGTTTGATACAACAGAAAAATGGTGTCGAGATCGTGCTATCTATCTTGCACTTGTTGAATCAATTAGTATTGCTGATGGTAAGACAGAAAAGAAAAAAACTAGAGATGCTATTCCATCTATATTGTCAGATGCATTAGCAGTTAGTTTTGATAATAATGTAGGACACGATTATTTGCAAGACTATGAAGAGCGATTTAAATTCTATCACCAAAAGGAAACTCGAATTCAATTCGACCTCGATTTTTTCAATAAGATTACGAAGGGTGGCCTTCCTAATAAAACACTCAACATTGCTCTTGCTGGCACTGGTGTTGGTAAGTCTTTGTTCATGTGTCATGTCGCAAGCAGTGTGTTACTCCAAGGGAAGAACGTATTATACATCACGCTTGAGATGGCTGAGGAGAAAATTGCAGAGAGAATTGATGCTAATTTATTAAATGTTCCAATTCAACAATTGATTGATTTACCTGAGATGATGTTTGAAAATAAGGTAACTTCAATTGCAAAGAAAACACAAGGAACGTTAATTATTAAAGAATATCCTACTGCATCAGCACACTCAGGACACTTCAAAGCACTACTTAATGAACTTGCACTAAAGAAATCATTTAAACCAGATATTATTTTTATTGACTATCTAAATATCTGTGCATCCAGTAGATATCGGGCAAACGCAAGTGTCAGTTCTTACTCGTATATTAAGGCGATTGCGGAAGAACTCCGTGGTCTTGCAGTTGAGACTAATGTACCTATCGTCTCCGCTACTCAGACGACTCGTTCTGGCTTTGGTAGTAGTGATGTCGATCTTACTGACACAAGTGAGTCCTTCGGTTTACCTGCCACTGCTGATCTTATGTTTGCTCTTATTAGTACGGAGGAGTTGGAAGACTTGGGGCAGATAATGGTCAAGCAATTAAAGAATCGTTATCATGATCCAACACTTAATAAGAGATTTGTAATAGGTGTGGATCGTGCAAAGATGAAACTATATGACTGTGAGCAACAAGCACAGGATGATATTATTGACAGTGGGCAAGAAGTAGAGTATAATTCTGACAAGAGCAAAATGCTCAGTAAATTTGACGCATTAAAATTCTAATTATGTCTGGAGACTTTAATACACATAACAATCAACAACCACATATTAACTATGCAGGATCAAAAGTTGACTTGGATAAGTATGCTTTATTCGTGGATGGTGTCACATCCGATCCCAGTAAAGATTATCAATCTTTCCTTGAAAGTCTTAGTACCCTTGACGGAGAAGGTTCCAATATTCACAGGCTTCTTACTGCTGCTGTTGGCATTAGTGCTGAAGGTGGTGAATTCATGGAGATCGTTAAGAAAATGGTTTTTCAGGGTAAGCCTTGGAATCATGATAATCGTGAGCATCTCATTATTGAGTTGGGAGATGTTATGTGGTATGTAATGCAAGCATGTAAAGCACTACATGTATCTCTTGATGAGGTGATTGAAGGTAACGTTGAGAAGTTAAAGAAGAGATATCCTGGTGGAGACTTTGATGTTCACTATTCCGAAAACCGTGCAGCAAATGACAGATAAAGAAACTATGATACATGTTTATGAAGCAGAAATTGAAGTTCTTCAGAACGAGAATAGTCAATTGAAAGCACAAATTGCATTCTTAAAAGAACAACTTGCTTACAAAACTTTTGGTAAACCATCACACGAAGATGACAAATGAAAACAACTGAATCTTACGAACAATTACTTAAAAGATTTACTAAAAGAATTACACAGGTAGATCCAGAAGATAAAGAAAGAGTATCCTATCTTAAAGGATGTATTGATACTGTTGAATATTTAATGACAGGCAAGTTACCAAGAGATGGAAATCATGATGGAATGAAAGATCATAAACCAGTTGAAGGCCACGTTCGTAGAGACTTAGACGCACTTGACTAAATAGATATACTTACTATCAGATTATGAGAGAACAGATCATCAATGCTTTGATTGCACATGCTCACGGTGATATTGCAAAGCATAAGGCTAATGTAGAGGTATATTTGACAAATCCTGTGGGTATCGGAGAACATTCAAACGTATTAGAAGCAATAGAACAAGAATTAAATATGATTGCAAAATATCATGATCAGATAGAGGTTCTGAACAAATATTTTAAAAAGAAAAATGACGAACAATGAGTCAGATCACAAAACAGCAAAAAAATTAATTAAGATATATAAAAAGAAACCTAATCTTTATGGCGAAGCAGATGTAATGTATGCCAAAATGATTAGAAAGATCTATAAGAAAAAGAAAAAGAGATAATGCCTACCGTATCTCCATCTTACTCAATGAAAGGTATTTTGAATCCATACTACACTATGGATTCATCAACAAATCTCAGTACAAAAAATCTTTTAAAAAAAGTTGGTATTGATGTAGAAACAAAAGATATATTATATAAATGTGTAAATCAAGTTCAAGGTAAAATATTAAACACATCACAGGGAACATATCTATTTCAATTAGCATTAGATACATCATCAGAATTGGGATTTGGAATCAAGGCAAGTAAAAGACAAGTTAAGGGTCATTTTGGTATGGCAACTCGAAAGGATAGCACTGCATCTTCAAATGTCAATGAATTTCTTACTGTTTATTTTCTTCAAAATCCAGAGATGAATCCAAAACAATTGGAGGATTATTCTTGTGTGAATGGATCTGCATCAACTGGTGTTCTAACTGGTGAAGGAACATCAGTTAGTTTTGAAGATCTTTGTATGTTAATTGATTTGGATGAGTCTTCAGATAGAGATATAAACATAGGACTTAATAATGCGAGAGCAGTGAGAAAAGATATTAGCGGTAAAGGTATAGCAAATTTGTATTGGGTTCCAAGAGGAAAACCAAAAGGTATTAATCCAAATACTCCATCTGACGTTATTATCCAATTTACTGATGGGACTTTTAGGGGATATTCAAACAAGATAGCTTCAGGTAAAGATGAGACACCAAAATTTAATACCAACATCTATGCGTTTTATGGTAAACTTGGAGATAAGTTTCAACAGGAAAACATAGGCAGTATTATTGATAATGCTTGGAACAGTGCAGCACAAACTATAACAACACCAACTGCAAAGGCAGCACTTGATTCTTTTGATATTACCAAAGAAAAATTTAGCGAAACTTCATCAAAATTAGAGTTCTCAAGATTATCAGCAGCATTTAGAGCAGATAATTTAGATTTTTATACAGATGGATTTTACTACAAATTTAGAAATAATTTAATTACCAGTTTTTCTAATTCCCTTACTTCACCAGCAAATTTAGTTTATTTTTTAAATACAATTTATTTTTATACTTACCCACCAGCAAAGGCAGCATATACACCTTGTCCATATAAACTATTAATTGGAAGATCAAATAGTGTCAGTTCAATTAAAGATATATCATCTGATCAAAATTTAAAAGAACTTTTATTCAATCAAGATCCAAATAAATTAAACTCAATTGAATCAATTTACGATGGTAAAAGACAATCATTCGAATTAAAATTTAAATATGAAAATAAAAATGTTAAAATTCCAGTTACTTGCAGAACAAGAGCTCAAGGTGGTTGGTCTGGAAAGGCTTTATTCATAACTACATCTGGTGTTAAATTAGTAAATTGATACTAATTATAAATAAAAGAAAAAGTGTCTGGAAAAATGAATCTTAAATCATTTGCTGAAACATATTGGTCAATGCAAGAGGGTAAAGTAAATCCTGGTTTGCAAGCATACCTTGATAAAAAGAAAGGTAAGAAGGATGATGGTGACGAAAAAGAAGAAGAGAATGGTAAAGAATCAAAAGGTTCAAAACCAGATTTCCTTGACTTAGATAAAGATGGTGATAAGAAAGAACCAATGAAAAAGGCTGCAAAGGAAAAGAAAGAAGAAACAGAATATAATTATGTTAACGCATATCTTGGTGAACTCAAGAAAACATCAAAAGAAGAGGAAACAGAAGTTGTTGAGCATCACCAAAAAGATGCTGAAGGTAAAGTGATTGAACATGAGGAAGAGGCAACAGGCACACCTAGTTCCGTTGAAGAAGAGAAAACAGTTCTTGAGCAACTTGCTGAAAATGGTGAAGAACTTGATATGTTTGATGCAGTAGTTGCATATCTAATTGATGAAGGATTTGCTGAGACTTTAGAAGAGGCACAAAAGATTATGCCTACATTGAAAACAGAATTAGTTCAAGAAGTTTATAAGAATCAACTTTGGACTATTTTTGATGAAGGATATAAATATAAAAAAAATCCTGAGAAAGATCCAGTATACAAACCATATAAAGAAAAGACAAAAGCAGAAAGAATGGCAGATCCAGATAGAGGAATTAACTCTCCTGCATTTAAGAAGTTTATGGCAGACAGAGGAATGTAATGCAAAAATCGAACTGGCGAGAAGAAATAGAACTTGATGAGGCACCTATTTTACCAGTATTAGGTAAAGTTGCTATGGGTGCATTAAAAGTTGGAGCACCTATTGTTGGCGGTGTTTTAGCTGGAGGAGGTCGTCTTGCTGGTGGTGTTGCATCTGGTGCTGGTAGTGTAGTTGGTGGTGCTTTGTCTGGTGCTGGTGCTTTAGCTGGTGGTGCTTTATCTGCTGCAGGTAAAAATGGGAAAAAGAAATCTAATGGACAAAATGAAGAAACTTTATTATATGATGTAGTTCGTGATTACATCATTGCAGAAAAATTTGCCTCTGATACAGAGGGTGCGAATAAGATAATGTTAAAACTTAGTGATGAATTGATGCAAGAGATATATGAAAGAATGATGACAGCATCAGAGAAAAGAAAAGATACGATGCTCAAGAAGAAATATGATGACTCTGATATGAAGAAGAATATGCAAGCACAATATGGTAAGGAAGAGGGAAAGAAAGTTTACTTTGCTACGATTCGTAAGCAAGCAATGAAGAAAGAAGAAGTTGAAGTTGTAACGGAGTTAAGTAAAAAAACTCTAGGTAGTTATGTAAAACAAGCGTCTAGAAATATGGCCT